CCTTAACGTTCGTCATGAACCGCCCCCTCTCAGGGCGGGACCAAAATGGCTGACTATCTTTCATTCACGAAACTAAGAGCCTCCATTCGCACCCCGGCGGTGACGAACGGTCCAACTTCGATTGCCCTGCCCGAAGGCCCCGCGACAATTGACTACACTCGCGCTCGGCAGGTTAACGGAACTAAGGTCTCAAGAGGTCGGTGCAACGGTGGAAAGTCGTTTTTCATGACAATCTCTGAAGCACAATACTCCCCAACGGTATCCACAGAAGACATTTTCAGCGTCGTCTGCTCGCCGCTCCTTCGCTCTTCACTCCCTGAACACTAATGTAGTCGCATACAATCGACCAGAGACGGTGGGAAACCACCAGCTTGCCACGCTACTCTCCAGCGGTAGCCAAGGCTTGACGCCAAAGCTCCAAACAGAATAGCCCTAACCTCTCTTCTTCTGTCTCAAAATCGTCCGCGACGAAAAAGAAACAGGGCGCTTTTCTCACAGAGAGCGCATACTCCGGGCCCCTCCAGCCGACAAAACTGAGAGGGTACACTGCCGGTAAAGACCGGTATGAGTAAGTCCGACGTATGGAACCGCAGGACGGATTCCATACGTCTCTCTTCGAACCTCCTTCCCTGCCTGAAGTCCACATAAACTCCCGATGTGACTCGATTTCTTCAGGCCGTGGATCTCTCCCTGAGATCCGACGAAGCGATGCTGATACAGGTAGCTGAGCCTGTTCTGGGAGCGTAGTGTAAGTACGACTACGCAGCATCTGTCTCTCTCGTTGCCAAGAGACATAGGTCCTATGACCTAGCTGGGAAGGAAGAAAACCCCACCTCCTACCGATCCGACACCTAGAAAAGGCGTCAGTCCAACACCGGTCTGATGCCGCGGCTTTCGCCATGTGCATCATCCCGGCAAAATCGGTAGGAGCACCACCTCTCCTTAAATGGCGTACTTCGCGCCATCTCCCCTTCATTCTGAGAAAAACCGTCGAGTTGACCTCGGCGACATTCTCCGCTCGAATTGTCTTGTCACTGTTGAGCCGATACCCAGAAGGGTAGTCCTGCACAGTAACATATCGTGACGCAGAGATGACAGTGTCATCACCATTCACGAGAAATCGAGCGTTCACGTCAAACCTAGCAGCCCAGGAGGCTGCACAGTATGAGTGAAGACAAAGAAGAGGAAAGGAGAGGTAGCTTCCCATCATCTGCCCGTGCCGGACTCGCCTAACCACGCCCTCGCTATCCATAAGGACAGGCGAAAACGAAGCCTTCGCCAACGAGCGAAGGCTGCGAGGTACCTTCACCGAAGTGAAGAAAGCGCAGTCAAGGAGTGCTTGGCTCACGTCGTGGGCCAGGCCGTCAGTTGCCGCTACCAAGTCCACAGAGGTCTGGTAGTCGCTGACACAGGTAGATGTGATCCTTTCGTCGGTCGGAGGACCGCACAGAAGCCAGTCTGACCGCCTGAGATGTGAATACATCAGACGGTGTAAAGGGGCAAGAAGATCGACATTCTCATCATAGATGAGAAGAGGTCTCTTCTTCCCGGCGGACGGAACTTCTGAGTAGCGCGCTCGAAACAGAGGAGCAACCTCTGTCTCGTCAAGACACGCGCTAACGAACTCCTCTCTTCTTCCCGCCCAAAGGCGGTCCGCCCGACTCTTACGAGCCAAGCGGGAGGTGGGATTAGGAACATGCTCGCCGACGAAGCGAGGGTAGTCCCTATCCCAACCAGAAGGAAAGAGGCGAGTAGCAACACGCCGGACGTGTGCGAGATACTCAGGATCAGTGGGAGGGGGTTGAGAGAAGGCGTTCTTTTCCCACGAAGAACGCCCTGACGGAGCGTGGCGGCTGCAACTCGCTGGCAAGTTGCGTTTAATCGAAGCAACGCTGTGGGCAAGGCCCCAGCGTTCTTTTCTGCCGAGCCTCTGTAGCGAACAGAGGCCATTGTCAATTCTCCGGCCCTGGCGGCGCGGAAAAGCTACAGAGGGTCGCTCTTTACCCTGTAGCAAAAGAAAGGAAAGGAAACGTGACAACTGACACGGATCGCTGTCGGGAAGTTCGCAGTATGGAATACCATACCGAACCCGAATCTGCAGCAATCCGTTATGGATCGTCTCCTTGGTGAGTCTACTGTGCTGAGCACAATGGAAACACCGATTAGCCCCATCACCGCTGGCGGATTTAGATGGGGATAGCCCTTTAACGGGGGCTATCCGGCTACGCGCAGGCGCACGAACAACACAAGCAGAGTCGAAAGGCATGCTAGAGTGTTGTATATCCTTAGC